TTTCTGCAAAATATGTTCCTTTGCCAAATAATTGCTGACCTACTCCACTTCCAACTTTTGTTGGGTCAAACTGTTCAAACAAATATGGGCTACCATGATATGCAGTAGCACCTAATAATCCCATAATAGGGTTTATATTAGCACCTAGAGCTAATTGCTCTTCAGGTGTCATCTTACTAGGGTCAGGTATAGAGTTTAAGAAAGACTGAACATTGCCTCGCATAAAACGATACAATGGTGGCTCTGTTACTTGACCATTCTTGGTGTATTCAAGTAAACCTGCCATGTTATAACTCGCTTTCTTGTCCGTTTCCTTTTAGAGGATATATCATTCTTTGGTATGTATCCCACCATTCTTGGCTATAGTCTGTATTCTGATAGTCTTTAAAGCATGGTGTGCCTAATGTATGATGCACTAACTTAGCATCTGGGTTGTATTCGTATTCTGTCTCTAGCCAGTTCCATGTTTCGTCTAGCTTACCTACTTGTTCTTCAGGATATTTAAGCCATTCAAATCTGTGCAGGTATTTACCTGTTTGTTCTTGTATAAATTTAGGAGTTAATTTCTTGTTCAACCAATGCGAGCAGTTCCATAGCATTACTGAAGACCAGTTCTTTTTAGGGTAATCTTCATTGGTAGAACCTAAATATTTAACAGGATGCTTTGTTTTATAACTGTGCTTAACGACTTTGACTGCTTCGTCTGTATCAAAGTTAGCTAGTATCTCTGCTATATCTGTTCTGCATATCATATCGCCATCTACGAATAGTGCGATACCTTTAAAGTTATTTAGATATGGCACTAGAAAGCGTGAGTAGATAAATGCGTTACTACCGTCTGTATGTGTTTCTTTGTAGTCTTTTAAAGTGTTTAATGCTAATGGTGTAAAACTTACCGGTATAGATGACTTCTCTATAACTGACTGGCAAAAGTTATGATAAGCAATTGGTTCTACCTTGCCATCATATCCTACATATATATCTAGTTTTACCACTTTACTTTGTTTGCCCAAAAAGCGGCACTCATTTTTCCTTTAGCAATGTTCTTAGCGTGTCTTGCTTTAAATGACTTTGCTCTATCTGTATTTGTTTTATCGCCACTTACGCCTTTTTGTCCAAAGCGTATGAGTTTTTCTGTGTCACCATCTTTAGCTAATACTGCATGTGACTTAGTAGGATGATTAGGCGTTCTCTTAGGTTTATTATAACCTGAAAATGTTTCCTTACCCTTCTTAATCATTTCTTTTTCTTAGCTGTCTTTGCTGCTTGTTTAAATGCCATAGCTGTAGGTGCGCCTTTAGAACCTACCTTACGCATCTTCTCACCAGAGCCAGCCTTGATTCTAGCTTTCTTGGCTAAAATATTTGCATAGAGACCTGGCTTATTTGCCACGTTTAGCTGCCTTTTTCATAGGCTTAGCTGTCATAGCTTTACCTGTTTTCTTTGCGTATGATTTAGCTTCTTTCTTACCTTTTTCGGTGTAAGCAAATTTCATTTTTCCGACCATTGGCATAATTATTTACCTTTCTTTTTAGATAGACCAGCTTCGCTAAGTGCGATTGCCAATCCTTGAGCTTTAGATTTTACTACTGGACCTTTTTTAGAACCACTATGCAACTTACCTGCTTTAAACTCTTTCATCACTTTGCTGATTTTTTTTGATGCTTTCGTCTTTGCTTTCATTATCTTTCCTTAACTTAATAAATCGGTGGTCATATCTGCAATCATTACATAGGCTATACTCGGTGAAGTCAAAAGGTTCACCGCATTGTTCGCAAATAGATAGTTTCATAAAAAGAAAAAGCCCAACCACGGAGAGAGTGCAGTCAGGCTTTTGTGGGATTACGTTATTAGTAGGCAGGAGTTGCCCATATAGGCGCTATTATAGCACGAAACAGTATTTCTGTTCAACAACATTATGCGTTTATTCGTCTTTCTGCTATTGTCAGCAAGTTATCGTATGCCATGTCCAATTGCCAGAAAAAGGCTAAAGGTGGCTTAGCTCCCAAGTATTTAGCATAAATAGCGTCTTGTTGTCCTTGTTCTAAGCTATGCACGATAGCGTGTATAGTTCTAATATTACTCATGTCCTGAGCTGAACACATCTCTTCAAACGCTTCTGAAGTTGACTCGCCTCCTGAAGACATGCCTATGCTTTTAGATGGATAACCTAGCTTGTGATTATCCGACTTCATCCACAAAGCCCAATCCTCTAGGATGGACAATAAGCGTTCCATACTAATCATATTGTGTTAGCGTATAAGCTACGCTTTGCCCAAATGTTTCTTGTGTAGTTCTTTGCTGAAGGTTATGTTTAGCATCATCTGCGTTGTGACTGATAACACCTTTTATTTGGTCTTCTGTGAAGTTTGCTGTGTGTCCAAATATACCTTGTAGTGGATGTGGTTGTGGAATGTAATAGTGCATGAGTCTATTATCTTTATCTTTGAATGCGTGTATATGACCCTCCATCTTCATGGTCACAAGCAAGTTTTTAATAGTATTATAATTGCCATCTACATGTGCTGCTATATCTTTTATGGCTTTAGGTTCTGTAAGGTAGGCTAGTATTTTATCTCTGGTATTCACGATACATCCTTAATTTTACAATGCCATTTTTTCTTATCGTCTTGATGCCAACCATGTACATGAATAGTCCAACCAGCTTCACGAACATGTCCTACGTTTTCATGGTCACCTATTTTCTTTACTCTAGCTGACATATTACCTGCTGTAGTTGTTTGTACCGCTAATACTTCTTTACCCTTTAAAGCTAGTAAGTCTATAAAGCCAAACAAGTCCTGTCTTATCCTTGCAAAACTATTCCAATGTTCTACTACTGCTACTGTGTATCCTTCTTCTCGTAATTTTTTAAGACTTAACTGCGTTGGGCTAGTTGCCATCAAATTGACTTTCGTTAGGTTTAGATGTTCCGTCTTTAAATCTTTTCTCTACATTACCGGTAGACTTATTAAGTTCGTATTCATAAGCATGTGGTGAAACGTCAGGACTATTCTTTTCTTTTTTGAATATCTTGTCCCAGTTATCTTGTGCTTCTTGTTCAGAAATTAACAATGGTCTTCTTCCAGAACCTTTACCCATTACTTTACCTCCAAATATCCGTTAGTAAATAACCAGCCTATAGTTTTACGGTGTGCTTCTTCCCATGCTGCTATTCTATCATGTTTATCTAACATCTTATCATTATCTATCATGTGGTGGCATTGGTGACATAAGAAAGCTATACGATAATCATGTCCCTTAATACCTGTTCCTTTACCATCACGTAGTTGGTTAGAGTGTGCAGATACTACAGTTCCATCTTGCATAGAACACATCATACATGGTGCACCATCTGCTAGTTTAAGTAGTTTAGCGTTACGATAGTTCATTTTTACCCCATTGGTCTGCCATAGCATCTGCTATTCCCTGGAAAGTAGTGTTACGTATTTTAGCACGTTCTTTAGGGCTATATTTAGCTGCGTCTGCATACCACTTAGTCATTCGTTTACCACTTTTAAATGTTACAAACTCACCTTTGCTTACTATGTTTGTTGGTTTTAATAATGGTAATCCTTTAATCCATAAACAAGTAGATTTAGATGCTTCATGTCCAAATTGCCAAGGCTGAATAATTTGATTTGGTTTTTGATAAGTTGTTGACATAATTCCTATTGGATTTTCAATAACTATCTTAGGAATATTTGCATTGACTAATGCCATAAAAAATTCTATAGCATCTTTTCTATCTTGTTGCCTAGTAGGAAACCTATCTTTGTATTCATCTTTAAACCATTTATTTCCTGTTACAGTTAAATATGTACATGGTGGATGTGCAATCATCATATCCCATTCGTCATTTAAAATATCTAATACAGAACCTTGATAATGTTTACCAGGCACACTTGTGGGTTCTAAATCACATGAAGTTACATCATGTCCTAATTTAGCAAATGCTTCTCTAACTGTTCCACTAAATTCGCAAGCTATTAATACTTTCATTCGTAATCCCACATCCAACCTAAATTAGTCTGCGCCCAAATTTCTATTGAGTTTTGGTATTCAGACATTTCAGAACTTGTCAATTTTGTCGTTGATTTAATCACTTCACAAGGTATACCTGCTATAAGTTTTTGTTCTCTTAAAAATTTGTAACCCATTAACTCATGGAGCTGGTCTTTGTCAATGCCTGTATGCCTAGAAATACTTGTATATAATGCCCAGAGTCTTTCATTGGCTTCTAAACTTCTTGTTATTTTATCATCTACTGTTACACGCCAACGTTTAGTAAAGTCAAGAGCTTTTAGTTTCTCTATAAGCTGAGGTAAGTTGTCTTTGGTTAATGCCCACTTTATCATCTCTCCATCCTTTCGTTTTAAATACTTGTCCGTCTTTAGAAGTTGCTTTGTATTCTATGTCTGAACCAAATAGCTTTTTGCATTGCTTAATAAATTCATTTATGGTCATCTTGGTGGACTCTCGTTATATCGCAAACCTTTTTGGTCAAACCAAAAGTTAAATGAACCTTCCCATTGTGCATTACGCTGCTTCTGTACAAAGACCTTAGCATCTGGAATAATCTTTAACTCAGCTTCAGGTGTGTTTCCTGCTTCTATTAATTTTTCTTTGCTGCGGTTACGCCAGCATAGGATTAGTGAGTCACATAAATTACGCAGATGACTTGAACCCATCAAATCTGTTGCATCAGGAATGTCAGTTTCATCTTTCATCTTACGAGTATGTGCCACTAAAAATATGTGTATTTGTAAATCACGACATACTACTGCCAAAGTATTAACAAACCTTTTTTGTGCATCTAGTGACTCTTCAGAAATATCATTTAGCTTCATTAAACTATCTATCACAAATACTTCTACACCTAGAATATGTTTTCCATAGTATAACGTAGCAACCATATCTTGTGAAGTAGTTACACCTGTTTGGTCGTAAATATATAACTTGTCTTTAGCACGCTCACAAAACTTATGTATATATTCATCTGTTGGCTCTGGTGAACCTAATGCCTGGGTAACCATTCTAGCCAATGTTAAAACAGGTCTCATTTCTAAAGAAGCTATTAAGCATTTAGTATTCTGTTTCATCATAGACAATATGACTTGTGATAACCACATTGACTTACCATGACCTGATACACCGGTGAGAATTGTTAGTTCCGAAGCCCTAACCCTGAACTTATCTTCCGTCTTAACCCAGCCAAGCGATTTTCCACTATGAATTTCCTCACCAAAATACTTGACCAAGTCATCAGCAAATATATCCGTACCTTTAACTTTAAACTCTGCATGTCCATACCCCTCATTATAAAATTCTTGAACTGTTGATTGGCTAACTGTTAGTTTATCTATTACTTCGCCTATGTTCACTAGATGCCACCTTCCCAAACTTTTTTAGGTTTGATAGTTTCTTCTATAGGGTCGTTCCACCTAGACTGATTAATGTATGTGGTCGTTGCTGGTACGTATCCTTCTTTCCAACTGCGAGTATCTTTCATTTTTTTAATGTGGTCAAGTATTTCATCTTTAATTTCATACAATTTTCTGTTACGCCACTTTTCCTCACATTTAACTTTTGATATTTTACGAGTTGGATATATTTCCCAAAATTCTAAAAACGACTTATGCGATAGCATATATATATCTTTATCTTTATCTCTATCTTTATCTCTATCTAGTATAGAATTTTTATAGTCACACTCTATTATCCACTTACTTAATGATTTTATTACAGAATTTACGAAGTTTATAGGGTATCTTAACCTATAAGCAATTGCCTGGTCTTCAGGTAAAAAACCATCATATTGACTAGCTAAACACCATAGTTTTATTAAAATAGCTTGTTGGTCGTGACTCATTGCATTAAATTCATAATCCTCTAATAAGTCAATTCCATAAAGTTTAAACCATGGCATTTTCTTAGTTTCATCTGCATAAGTCTTAGGTTTATAATGCTGAAACTTATCCCAATTTTTCACTCTGTATTTCATATACTCTCCTTAAAATAAACATTCTTCATAAAGTTCTGTTACTAGAACAACTTTTGCTTTAGGCAAAATATGGAGCTTGCAATTAGGTCTTGACTCTAAAAACCATTTAGCAGATGCCTTGTTACTAAAGGCTCTTAGCGGTTTTCCGTCAAACTCATCTAATATAATGTAACGTAAGTTATCCATAGGGCAAAACATTATCACAATGTATTTCTAATTGCAAACTATTTTATTTATAGATATTTACTAGAAAATACTTGACAGGTGTTTTTTATGAGTTTAAAGTTCGTTTGTCAACTTTAGGAGAGAGACATGAAAATTTCAACAATGATAGTATTATCAGTAGCATTTTGGGCTTATGTGTGGCTTTGCTTGCAAATCATGGGTAAGTTAGCAGGAGCTATATAATGGATAAATTTGGATGGGAAAAGGATAGACATAATACCTGGTATAACCAATGGGATTATAAAACACCTAGAAGTTATCGTGAAAGATATGGTGTTGACTATAAACATGACGATACAGAGCATGAAGAACATATAACAACAAATATCTTGACTGTCATATTAGTTTTAATTATAGTGGGGATGTTATGTCTACAAAACTAGAACACATAGCAGATATTCTTAAACGATTGAATGACGAACTTAAATTAGATAACGACAAATGGGAGAGAGCAAATGTCACAACAACAACATTACGACCAGGTGATGATGGAACAACACCAACACGAATTACAACAGAAGGAGAGAGAAAAGATGAACTATAATGAACTACGTAAGATTAACGTATCAGACCACATTGAGAAAAAGAATGGTCTATCATACTTATCATGGGCTTGGGCTGTAGATACTCTTTTACAGCAAGACCCAACTGCTACATGGACTTATGGCGAGCCTAAACAGTTTGGTGAAACGCTTATGGTATTCTGCACAGTCCATGCTTTTGGTAAATCTATGACTTCACAATTACCTGTGCTTAACTTTAGAAACCAAGCTATTCCTAACCCTGATGCTATGGCAGTTAACACAGCTATGCAGCGTTGTTTAGCTAAAGCTATTGCATTACATGGTATCGGCTTGTACATATATTCTGGTGAAGACATAGCTCCTGATGCTGAACAACCAGCTCTAAAGGCAGTATCTAGCAAGGACTTTCTATGATAGAACAACGCACAGATGAGTGGTTTCAGCAACGATTAGGCAAGGTGACAGCATCCAGAATATCGGATGTTATCGCCAAGACTAAAACAGGCGTATCTACATCACGTCAAAACTACCTTGTTCAATTAGTATCAGAACGTCTTACAGGCAAGAAAGGCGATAGTTTTGTTAATCAGGCTATGCTAGATGGTATTGAAAGAGAAAGTGCTGCTAGGGAGCTTTATATGCGAACTAGAGGGGTATCTGTAACTGAGGTCGGTTTCTTTGACCATCCTGTTATTAAGAATAGTGGTGCTAGTCCTGACGGAGCTGTAAATGCAGAAGAAGAGGGTAAGTATGCAGGTCTTATAGAGATTAAATGTCCTATAGAAACAACCCATACTAATACGCTTATGAGTAAGTCAGTTCCTAGTAAATACATTCCACAGATGCAATGGCAGTTAGCTTGCACCGGTGCTAGATGGGTAGACTTTGTAAGCTATAATCCTAACTTCCCTGAAGAACTACAACTATTTGTAGCTAGGGTTGACAGGGATGATACTTACATAGGAGAATTAGAAGCAGAAGTGATTAAGTTTTTAGACGAAGTAGAACAAACAATTATTAAACTAAAGGAGTAGTATATGGCTGAGTATGATAACACAAACAAAATGGCTGGTTGGTTAAAAGAAAAAGATGGAAAAAAATATATATCAATTTCAGCTAATGTTGATGGTATAGAAATTAGCGGTGCATTATATAAAAATAATGTTGAGCCTGGCTCAAAGCAACCTTTATATTCTGGACCTATTGGAGTTAAAACTGAAAAACGTGCTAAACCTGCTGTTGAAGGTACAGATGAGGATGTGCCATTTTAAGGCGCATCCCCATAAGCATTGGAATTACTTGTTCATTACGTACATAGTCACTTCAAAGCCAAAACGCATTTCTGTAGCTGCTGGAGTTGTCCACATGGTATTTATCCTTAATTAATATATTATGCTTAATTGCACAATATAATGGAATTATACGCTTATGTGAGTTTGCTAGACACAGGATAATCATTAGAAAGGTATCATGGATATACATATTTCAGAACATGATGTACATTGTATAGCGACTGCTGTTTATACAGAAGTCAACATGCAATCACTAGAAGAAAAGCTAGGGGTTATTAATGTCATTATGAACAGAGTTAGGTCTAAACGATTTGGTCGTGATGCTTGTGAAGTAGTTTATGCTAGGGGACAGTTCGTTGGTATAGAAAACATGATGAAAGCTAATGAAAAGAACATAGACCAAGAAGCATTACTTAAAACTAAGCTGCTTGTAATAGATACAGTACTTTTTAAAAAGCATGCAAACCCTGTAGGGAATAGTTTATACTTCCATGACGATAGTATAGATATGAAATATATCTGGAACAAAAAACCTAATGTTACAATTGGAAGGATGGTGTTTTACTAATGGCTAAAAAAGAACCTGTAGCATGGCTTTATGAAGAGTTTGATGTTAAGTCTGGTGATTTAAAGAAGTCTTATTTATGGTCATTTCATCCTAACCAACTCTCATACTTAAACGACTTAAAGAATACAACGCATCATATTAAGATAACACCATTAGTGCCTGGTGAACCTGTAGAAGAATATAAAGGATTATCTAAATACGATAGTAAGAAACTAACGGAGGCACATGGTGGACTCTAAACCACTAACCCAAGAAGAAATAATTAAGATATATAAAGAAGCATTTGGTAAAGGTGACCAACTTGTTACACTTGAAAAGATATTTAAGTTTGCTAGACTTATAGAACAATTGCATGGAGTTAAAGATGTACACTAAACTAGACGACCAACGACAAGCAAAATTTATTATTGGCTATATTACTGCACATCCTGGTTGCAGCATTAAAGAAATTGTGCAAGAATGCGTAACTAATAGAACTAGGTTAAAGTATTTAGAAAGCCAAGGATACTTTAGTTTACCTAAATGGACTTATAGTAATGAGCTAGA